ACGGCCTATGTGCCTATAATAGCGATGGAAGACGGGAATCGCGCAACATACAGGTACAGATTTACTACCGCGAGGTCGGCGGGGCCGCCGTCTATGTCAACACGATCAATTATACCGACAACACCCAATCGGCTATCAGGTTGGGGGGTCGGTGGAACGTAGACCGTACCAAATCATATGAAGTGGGACTTCTCAGGGCATCACCCGAAACGGGCGACCCCCGCATCATAGACACCGTGCAATGGTCTGTTCTAAGGGGCACTCTCTATAATCCTCCCGTAACGTTCCCGCATCCATTGGCAATGATCGCATTGAGAATAAAGGCTACGGGACAGCTGAATAATGTCATCGACTCCCTGAACGCCATTGTGACGAGTTACGCTCCGACATGGAACGGGGCGGCATGGACAACGGCAGAGAGCGTGACACAGAATCCGGCAGCCCTTTTTCGGCATGTCCTGATGCACAACGCGAACGCACGAAGGAGAACGGCGGCTCAGATAAATGATGCTGTCCTCGGCGAATGGTACACCTTCTGCGAAACCAACGGGTACAAGTTCAACATGATTCGCGACTACCGGACGTCTGTTTGGGAATGTCTCGCTGATATCGCGGCGGCAGGCAGGGCGAGCCCTACGCTTACCGATGCCCTGTGGTCGGCTGTTTGTGACACGGGCGATCAGATTACCGTACAGCATATCTCACCCCGGAACAGTTGGGGGTTTGAAGCAGAAAAGGCGTTTTACCATCGGCCTCATGCGTTCCGAATCCCCTTCAAAAATGAGGATAACGACTATCAGGACGACGAGCGGATAGTCTACGATGACGGGTACACCTCAGCAAACGCGACAGAGTTTGAGTCTATCGAATTCCCCGGCGTAACCGACCCCGATCTGATATGGAAGTTCGGACGGTTCCATATTGCACAGGCGCGGCTCCGGCCCGAGACATACAAAGTGTCTCAAGACTTCGAGCATCTTGTTTGCTATCGGGGCGCGAAAGTCCTTGTCTCTCACGACGTGCCAATGTGGGGCAGCGGATGGGCGCGGGTGAAATCCCTTGTTGTCGACGGGGCAAACACCACGGGAGTTGTCCTCGACGATGTTGTAGTGATGGAAGCGGGGAAACTTTACGCCTGTCGTTTCCGGCTTGCCGACGAGGACAATACAAGCCTGTGCCTGTCCATCGAAAACGAACCGGGCGAGACCGATACGCTGACATTTCAGGCGGCGATACCGACGGCAACGGGACCGCAGGCCGATGACCTGGCCATGTTCGGAGAGGCCACACGGGAAACAACGGAATGTCTTGTAAAATCAATAGAGCGGTCACATGATCTTGTCGCCCGCCTTACGCTGGTAGACTTTGCATCGGCTGTCCATAGCGCGGACACGGGAGAGATCCCCGCTTTCAACCCGAACGTTACACAGCCGTCCGACGTGACACGGCTCATCCCCGCCGTCCCTTCCATCATCAGCGTCCAGTCGGGTACGGCGTGGCTTGAAATCCTGTCAAATGCTGTCCGGGCGCGGATGTTTGTCTCGCTGGCCCCGCTGTCGGGCACCATCAAAATAAGCTCTTACAAAATCCGCTACCGGATGCAGGAAAACGAGGTCTGGAATTACATCACCGTTGACCCTGATAACCCGACGGCGATCATCACAGGCATCACAGAGGGCGCGACATATGAGATACAGGCACAGGCCATAAGCGCATACGGCGTCGCCTCTGCATGGTCGGATGTCACCCTGCATTACGTCATCGGTCAGACCGAGTTACCCGCTGATGTCGACGGCTTTGCCTGTAACATTGTCGGAGCGGAGGCACATCTATCGTGGACGGCCAACACTGAGATTGACCTGTCGCACTATAAAATCAAATGGTCATCACTGACAAGCGGGGCGACGTGGGCGGCGGCTGTCGATGTCGTGGCGAAGGTAAGCCGGGCGGCTACAAGCGTTAATGTCCCCGCCATGGTCGGTACCTACCTTATCAAGGCTGTCGATTACGCAGGTAACGAGAGCGAGACGGCGGCGGCCTCCATCACCAACATATCGGGTATTGCAGGGCTTAATGTCGTTGAGACAGTGGAGCAACCCGCATGGGATGGGACGGGTACGCAGTGCGAGGAATCAGGTACCTACGGGGGCATCATCCTGTCCGACATGGGCGACCTGTACGATGTCGATGATCTCTACGACTTGGAAGACCTGTATGCTATTACCGGGACGCTCTACGGAAGCGGCTACTACACGCTTAACGATGTCGTTGACCTCGGGGCGGTTTACACGTCACGTCTCACGGCGGCGCTCACCGTATCGGGCCAGGATTTGAAAACCGACCTTTACGACGTAGCCGACCTGTACGCCATGGGCGATATGTTTGGCGCCCCCGAAGGGTCCTACTCAGCAGGTCTTGAGGTACGGACAACCAACGATGACACATCGGGGACACCGACATGGGGCGACTGGAAACCTTTTGCTGTGGGCGACTATACGGCGCGGGGTTATCAGTTCCGCATCGCCCTTACCAGGACGGCGCCGGCCATCACCCCTGTCGTCGAGGCCGTGTCCATCACAATCGATATGCCCGACAGAGTAATAGCGTTCACGGCACAAATCCCCGACACGGGCGGCACTGTCTCATTCTCACCTGCTTTTTACGCTGTTGAGGGCGTGGGTATCAGCACGATAGACGGGGCTGAGGGTGATGGGTACACGATCAGCAGTCAATCCGTCTCGGGCTTCAACATCGCCTTCACCAACGGCGGGAGCGGAGTTGCCCGGAACATCACGGGCGTTGCAAAGGGATATGGAGAGATAGTTTCATAAGGAGGATATATGGCAACCGCAAGTTTTACAACACCCGGAACCCCGCTGACGATGGCGGCATTGAAAACGTTCCTCGATGCGGCTCTCGGGGAATTGCTGAACAGGCACAGAGGGGCTTCGGCTCCGGACAATCCGGTTGAGGGACAGCTTTGGTGGGATTCATCGGGCGACCCCGTAGACGTGTTGAAACGGTACACGGTGGCGGCGGGGTGGAAATCCCTGTTGACAGTAAATAAGACGACGGGGGCCGTTACCATTCAGTCATTGACCCTTACGGCTGCGGCGACGGGCTTTACCATCGCGGGCGGCACTACGAGCAAGACCCTTACTCTTGATACCAACGTTACCGCAACAAACCTCATGCTCAAGACGGGTGCCAACCTTGCTATCGGTTCCGATGCCAACGGAGATATGTACTACCGTGCGGCAGGTGTCCTTGCCCGTCTTGCCAAAGGGACAGCCAATCATAAGCTGTTCATGAACGCAGGGGCAACGGCTCCCGAATGGGCGGCGGGGATAAAACGGATAACGGGCACACGCATGTTTAATGCCGCCTCTGGCGATGTGTCTTATTCGGGAGTGGGGTTCAAGCCGTCATTTATAAAAATCTTAGCGGGGGTCGATGCAACCGTTGCACAATCATGGGGGTTCTGTGATGCTGGTGGCAATTCAAGTACATCTTTTAGAGCGGCCGCATCTGTATATAACCGGAATAATGTTTACTGTGTGCTTGTGTATGGCGGTGGCGCAGATTATCAAGCGGCGCTACTGAAATCCTTCGACGCTGATGGTTTTACGCTTACATGGACAAATGCAGGTGCATCGACAGCAAACACAATAACAATGTCGTTTGAATGTCATCGATAAGGAGGTCACAATGTATCGAGTTGCCATAAACAAATCAACGGGCAAAGTAATCGAGATGCAGAGCGGGGGCTACGAGGATGAAGCATTGAGAGAAACCCGCCTCGCCACCCTGACCACCAACGCTCTGAACGCAGGGTACACTGCTGACCAGATCGAGGTGAAGTGGGTCACAGATGCGGAATATGCCGCGCTCACGGCCCCGACAGCGGAAGAAGTGGCGGCACAGATGAAACAGCAGGCCATAGACGGTATCCAAGCCATCCTCGACGCTCAGGCGAAGGAGTTAGGCTTCGACACCATCCACACCGCCGCCGTCTGGACGATCAGCAAGAACGGGGCGAGAAAGGCCCGCGCTGACGCTCTTGTCGCTTGGGCTGACAGCGTGTGGGATTTCGCCGAGGCTGAATGGGAAAAACAGGCAGAGGGGAAAGGGACGTATCTCGCTGTTGAAGCCTTTTTGGCGGCGCTGCCGAAGTTCCCGGGGGTGACGGCATGAAGCGAATTATTCTCCTTGCCATCCTTCTCTGTCTGGTCGTCACCCCCTGCCATGCCGCGAAAGGCTTCTTCCTCGTCAAAATGCAAGGTGGCAGCCCCATGCTAGGCGAACTCCCCTACAAAGGCTATGTCTTTGTCGGCTCCCAAATCATCGATAAAGTCCAGTACGGTGCATACAAAATCAGTGGCACACCCGAACAACTCGCGGCTATAGCGACAAGCCCTAATGTCCTTCAGATTGCCCCGTCCAAGGAATCATTGACGAAAACGGTGACGAGCAAGGCTATTAGCGATACAAGCGTTTTCCTCTCTGCCAAGGCCGTTCCTCTCAAAGAAACGTCAACACGGGAGGAAATGGTCAACACGATATTCAAGTCCTTTCATGAGAAGTTCGACATGAACGCTTGCGATGTCGTGGGGGAAGCGGAGGACGAGGCAGACTATAAGGCGGAAGTCAAACCCGTCGATGGTGAGGTGATAAAATGAAGAAACTACTCCTAGTCATCATTGCCCTTCTCATCGCATCGCCCTGTATGGCAGGGTCATTCACTTTCAGGGACGAATTTTCTACCGACAGGGCGGCGGGTGCGGTCCATAACTCAGCCGCAGAACCAGGAGTCGGGACGAGAACCGTAACCGATACAGAGAACAAGCTATCGATTGCGAATGGTGCGTTGACGTTCAGTGGAGGAAAGGCAAGTCTTTCAGAGCTAGACCCGTTGATAAAATTCCCTTCTATCACTAGAGCAGCAGGGAGAGGACTTTTTGTTAAAATTGGTTCTTACACATCGGGGAGAATAAACAACATCTATCTAAGCACGGATGGCAGTCAAAGTGGCACGAAAGTCGGACTTCGATGGATAAGTCCTACCCTGTATCACGCTAAATTTATTGATGTGACAAATGTTGCCATAGGTGACACAGCACCCCAAGCAAACGATGTGTGGGCTATATTCCTGAGAGCAACTGGCAATTTCACGTTTGTCAATAACAGGCTTATGTGGATTTCGGCTAGTGACGCAACAGCTACGTTATATCCAGCAATTAATAACTATGACGGAGTGTTTTCTGTCGATGCGATGCGAGTGCCTAGCACCCTCTGGCTCCCCTCCCCTCTCTGCTCCGACTCCTTCGCCACCGCATTCGGCACTTCAGACGGCGCGGGTCATGCTGAGTCAACAGGGTTAGGTTCCGGCGGTGCAGGCAAGGTGTGGAGCAATGCAGGGACAACATGGAGCGCATCAGCAGGCAAAGCGATTAACACGCCGACTCCCGGTGAGGAAAAACTTAGCAATGGTGGTTTTGCGGATGGAACAGGATGGACACCCGGAACAGGATGGGAAATAGCGGGAGGTGTTGCGACCAAGACAGCAGGGACGGCATCTTACCTGGCATCTGATGTAGTCGCTACCGTTGGCAAGTGGTACAAAAAGAGTGCTGACCTCACAAGGACGAGTGGTGGTTTTCAATTATTAGCAGGAGCGGCCTATAGCACAACTTTTACCTCTACCGCGACAGTCATTGATATTGCTAGAGCCATCACTACAGGAGTAATACAGATTTACACAGGAGCAACCGGAGCCGGAACAATAGACAACTTTTCCGCAAAAGAACTCACCCTCTCCGAACTCATCTCCGTCGTCGAAACCTCGACCCGTGACGTTATCGCTACCGTCGCAATCTCAACGACTCCCGCAGGAACGCCGGCGGGATTGGCGGTCGGCATAGATAGTGCGACAGACCCGAAGTACGGGGTGATTGCGTATCACGATGGGACTAATGCCAAGTTGGATAAACTGGTCAACGGGACATGGACTAGCGTCATCTCAGCCAGCGCAACGTTTAGCGCCAATGCAGAGATACGGGTCATCAGGGACGGGACAACATTTCGGTTGTACTACAACAACGCACAGGTCGGAAGCACTAGCACAATTTCAGATGTGGGGGATTACACGCTCCACGGACTGTTCAATACGCATACGACACCGATGGATGACTTCACGGTGTATGCGAGAGGAACAGGGGGAGAGTATTCCAACTTAAATGCCCTCATGTCTCCGCCACAGGGCGGGATGTTCCTTGGGATGGGGTTTTGCTTTTAATCACAATCGGAGGTAGGGGATGGACATCGGAACAGGGATCGCAATCGGCACTTTGGGCATCGGGGCTACAACGGTAATTGTCACGGCTATCAAGGCCAGGTCCGGCAACAACAATAACGGAAATGAAAAAGGGGCCTGCCCCCTGCACTCGGGGATAGACGCGACATTGGCATACCTCAAGGACTCTATGGACATCGTGCAGGAAGATATCAAGGACATCTTGCAAAAATTAGGGGGGTGAGCGTGAAGAACCCAATTCTGGAAGCATGGGAAAGGGCCACATACGAGGAGCAGATAGCGTTCCGGAACCTCATGGTTAAGCGGCAGAACGTCCTCCTGTGCAAGCAGTTGAGGATAATTAACAAGTGCCTGTTGAAACATCCGGAGAATGAACAGTGACCGCACAGGAAGGCAAAATATACGAAGGAGAAAACGGAATGATACACAAAATCAGGGAGATGCTGGAAAGGCACGAGGGAAAGAAATACACACCGTATCGCTGCACTCAGGGATTCCGCACCATCGGCATCGGGTACAACTTCGATGTGAACCCCCTCCCGCGGGACATCAAGGAATATCTCAGGGCGAACGGGCGTATCACCGACGAGATGGTGGACAGGCTGTTTACGAAGTCCCTGAGCGATGCGGTGGGCGCGTGTATCAGGCAGTACCCGGGCTTTGCCCTGTTCAGCGAGAACCGGCGCCTTGCCCTTGTCGATTTCATGTTTAACTTGGGGCCGGGGCGGGTGGCAAAGTTCGTGAACACGAACCGGGCAATCAACGAGGGCAGGTGGGCGGACGCGGCGGAAGGGATACGAAAATCACTCTACTGGAAACAACTCGGCGGGGATCCTCCGGGGACTGACGACGGGAGGTTGGAGCGGCCCGAAGAAATTTATCAAATGATCAAGGAGGGGTAATATGTATATCGTAATCAGCTTTATCATAGGAGCAGTGGCAGGCGGCGGCGTGATGTTCTTTGTCTACCGGAACAACAGCAGGAGGTTCGCAGAGAGAGAAGACGCGCTCAGGGCAGAATTAGCGGCAGTTAAGGCAAAGGCTCAGGCCGTCAAAGATGCCGTAAAGGGGTAGTCATGCTGAACAACAAAGGTCACGGCTACATCAATTTCCTTCCCGTCCTGTGGGCTGTCCTCGTCGTTTCCGGTCTGGCATGGATAGCACTGGCGGGCTGGATTGTGTTCCTTATCCGGCTGATAAGGGGGTAGACCATGCTGAACTGGATAAAATCCCTGTTTGTGGAGAAGGAGGATAGCCCGTCTATCGGGTCTCTCGCCTTCCTGATCGTGATCGCCGTCTATGGCTTCGACTACGTCTGGAGCGTGGTCAAGGTGCAGCCCTTGCGGGTGAGCGCCACCGATATCGCGTGGCTGGCGGTCAGTCTGTACGCGGTCAAGAAGATCGCGCCGGCGTTCCAGGGAATACAGTCCTATTTCGGGGGGAAGAATGATAATCAACCTCAGTCTTAAAGCCGTGCTCATCGTCCTCTGTTGCGTGCTGGCGATTGCGTGCGCGTCATTGGCCTACCATGCCCTGAAAAAGCCCGTAGCGGTCAACGCTGAGGTGTATACCCCGGCTCCGGAGATAAGAGAGACGGTCAAGATCAAGCGGGTGGAGGTTCCGGGGCCGGAGAAGATCATCACCATCGAGAAGGAGAGGGTCGTTGAGAAGCTCCACCTTGGGGACGATATCAAGCAGAACCCCGACAAGCAGATCATCGCGACGGCAACCATCCCTTCACACGAGGGAGACACGAACGCCGTGGCGGTGATGGATACGCGGACGGGGGAGGGGTCGATCAGCGTGAAGCAGGAGGACCCGCCTATTTTTGCGTTCAAGAATCAGAAAGAGATCGGCGGGCGGTTCGGGTACACAACCGATGAATCAGGGGTAAAACAGGTCGTTGACGCTTACGGGAGATGGACGGTGTTGAGGGTGTGGAAAATCCACCTCGGGCTGTATGGTGAGGTCAACAGCAAGCCGGAAGGGAAGACGGCGGTGGACGTATCGTATAGGTGGTGATCGGCGGCCTCAGAACGTCGACCAGAGTCCGGCTGGTGAGACCGGACAAATCACTTCCCCATGTGGTCATTGTACCCATGGCTCCCCATCG